TGCATGCTGGCCTGCGCGGCACGCTGTTCAGCTACAGTCGATCGCGGAGCCATTCTTGAATCAAGCCGATCGCCTGGTGCGCGTCGAGCGTGTGCTTTGGAATGACACGCGAACTTATGAGTACATGCCGGCCTTCGCCGCTGCGCTCGATGCGCTCGTGTCGCCTCAGAACGGCGTAACTGTGATGAGTCTGCGCGTGAAATGGGGAGAGATACTTGACACCTTTACCAGTTCGGCTTAGATTCCAACGCCTGCGCCTCGTGCTGTGCGTCGTCGTTATCGTCGTCGCCATCGTCATGGGTTGCGATGGCACGCTAACACCTACGCTTTCATCGCCGATTACGCCGACGTTTCCCGCTTCACCGCCGACCATCGCGCCGACATTGACACCCTGGTTTCCGACATTGCTTCCTTCGCCGACACCATGAGTTCGACTATGCCTGCTCGCGGGACATTGCTGGGGAGGTTCGAGGCGTGGACAACACCTGATGGTGTCATACGTCTAATCCCCATCGCGCCGGTTATCTCTGCGCTCGCCATCAGCCTGGTATGGCCGTGTGATTATCGGCCCGCAAAAATCTCGCATCCTTACGGCGAGGAGCGCGCGACGTTCACACATGAGGGGATTGACATCCTCGCGCCGATGGGGTCTATCGTCCGCGCGCCTGTGATCGGTGAGATATTTCAGGCGGGGGAATGGGGATTCTACGGGAAGCGTGTAGCGATACGCTTCCTGGTCAATGACAAGCAACACGAAGTCTACCTGGCCCATCTCTCGCGCATCGATGCGCGGATGGGCCAGATTGTTGCAGCGAGTGAGCAGGTCGGATTAAGCGGCAACAGCGGCAACTCGACTGGGCCTCATTTGCATTTGACGCTGCGCGATCCATCGAACCCGCTGGTGCTGCGCGGAATCAAAGCGTCGTTCAATGGCTGCATCGATCCGCAGCCGTATCTTGTCATGCCATGAAATTTCCTGCCAACACAAAGAAAACAGGAAAACGCAAGCCGACACCTTCTGCCTGGAAGAAAGGGCAGAGTGGCAATCCGCACGGTGCTCCGAAGCGCGGCGAGTCCTGGCGCGAGATATGGGATAAGATCGGCAACCTGACGCCGAGGGAAGCCGCCGAGCACAGCAAAGTCATCGCGGCACAGATCGCCAGCATCGGCGATAAGGTGACGCTGAAAGAAGCGGTTGCGCTTCGCGTCTATACGTCGCTTCTATTCGAGCCATCGTCCGGCTTGCTCAACGCGGTCATGGAGCGCACGGACGGTAAAGTCATGCAGCCGATTGGGGTATCCTGGCTGGATCGGGCACGCTCAATCGGCCTGAGCGCAGAGGAAGCACAATCACTCTATGCAGACCTTGTTACCGCAGCTAGAGAGCGACTTGCTCGAATCCATGCTAACGGCAGCCTGGGAGCAGGCACTATCAGAGAAGATAGCGAATCAGCCACTTGACATCAAGGCCGACCTACGCATGCCGCACATGCACCAGCAGCTCTTTATCGATTCGCCCGCGAAACGCATTATCATCCGCGCTGGTCGGCGTGGTGGTAAAACGGTTGGCGCGGCTACCCTGGCGGTGAAACGGTTTGCCGCCGGTCGCCGCGTGCTATATGCCGCTCCTACCAGCGAACAGATTGATGCTTTCTGGTTCGAGATCAAGCGGGCGCTGCAGCGCGACCTGGAGCGCGAAGTGTTGTACAAGAACGAGACGGATCACGTAATCGAGGTCCCTGGCACAAAGCAGCGCATCCGCGCCAAGACCGCATGGAATGCCGAGACGATGCGCGGTGATTATGCCGATGTGTTGATCCTCGATGAATTTCAATTGATGAATGAGGATGCCTGGGAACATATCGGAGCGCCGATGCTGCTCGATAATGATGGCGATGCTGTATTCATCTACACGCCACCTTCGGTGCGCAGTCTAGGCATCAGCAAGGCGCGTGACTATCGTCATGCAGCGAAGATGTTCAAGCGTGCACAGGCTGATACGTCTGGACGTTGGTCCACATTCCACTTTACTAGTCACGATAACCCATTCATCAGCACGGATGCGTTGCGTGAAATTTGGCGCGACATGACATCGTTGGCGGTACGTCAGGAGATTAACGCGGAAGATGTTGAGGATACGCCAGGTGCCTTGTGGACACGTGCCGGAATTGAGGCAACGCGCGTGAGTAAACCGGCCGATTTGCACTATATCGCTGTAGGTCTTGATCCGAGTACGACATCACACGCTACTAGTGATGAGGCGGGCATTGTCATCGCGGGCGTTGGCATGTGTGACTGCAAAGGAACGCCCGAGCCACACGCATTCATCCTTGAAGATTCATCATTGCTTGGTTCTCCGTCACAATGGGCGATGGCTGCTGTCTCTGCATTCAATCTCTACCATGCCAATGAATTGTTAGCCGAATCCAACCAAGGTGGTGAAATGATTGCGCTGACAGTTGGCACAATCAAGGATTCGCCTAACGTAGTTTTGATTCATGCAACACAAGGTAAACGCGCGCGGGCTGAACCAGTCGTCGCGCTCTATGAGCAAGGCCGCGTACATCATGTCGGCATCCTGCCTGGGCTTGAAGATGAGATGTGCTCATGGATAGCAACAAGTAGCGAATCGCCTAACCGAATAGATGCTTTGGTATATGCTTTATTTCGGTTTGCCGCGCAAACACCGGCGCCGGCATCGGGTACGAACACTGAAGCGCGCCAGATTCACGCACACAGGCCGCGCAGTGGATGGCAACGTACATGAAAATTCTTAGTATCAGAGGTAAGCTGAGAAGTAAAATTCAATGGGATTTGGATCGGCATAGCCCCATCATTATGCTTGACGATTTGGAACTTCTGAAGGTTATTTGAGATCAACTTGATCTCGAATACCCAGAAGGTGAAGATATTGATTATGGAACGGCAAGAATTACTATCGAAATGTCATCTGAGAGCTAAATCATGACGACAAAACGTAAGCCTCAAACCGTCACCCGCGCCTATCTCACTCGCACCGTCAAATCTCTGCGCCGCGAGATGGATGCCATGCGCACCGATGCAGAGAAGCGCGTCAAGGCCGCGTATTGGTCAGGCACCCAAGACGCCGAGGATGAACCGCCAGCGACGGCAGGCAGTCTCACTTACCAGCGCCGAGGCTATCGAAGTCGAATCACGATCCGAGATGAGACGGCGACGAGCCAGGAAGCTGCGATTGAGCGCAGCTATCGGCAGTGGGCAACAAATCCCTTTGGCTTTTCTATACCCAACATACGAACTGATTTTGTGTGGGGAGATGGGCCAATCATTACGGCTGACAACGAAGAAGTGCAATCTATCCTCGATGCGCACTGGAATGATGATACGAATAATTGGGATGATAAGGGCGCGCAGCGTGTATGCGATTTGGGTTTGTATGGCGAATCAATTCCTGAGGCATTCGTGCGTTGGAATGGCGTTATCGGTGATGGATTGGTCAAGCTCGGCGCAATCGACCCGGCTGAGGTTGACCAGATTGTGACGGACGCCGATAACCGCGAGGAGATTGTAGCGGTTCGATTGAAGGCGGTGACGAATGAACCACAGCAGCGTGGGCGCTTGCTCAAGGTCATCTGTGTCGATCCTGAGACGGGTCGCTTGCATGGCGTGAAAACGCGGGCACTTCCGGCTAGTCGTGGTTACGAATCTGGTGATGTGGTTAAACGCTTGGGCCTGCGCTGGCGTGTAATTGAGGCCAATCAGCAAACAGACAAATTCAGTTCAGGATGGGAGAATGTGCGCGCGACCGAAACCTGTTACGGGCGCGCCTGGCGCGTGAGTGAAGCGCACGGTGGAATTATGTACCAGGATCACGTCGGCGCTGAAATCGAAGGCATGCCATACGACGGTCAATGCTTCGTTGTGCAGGTGAATAAAACGAGCATCGGCATGAGAGGTCGGCCTGATAGCCTTGCGCTGATTGATTGGCAGGATCGGCTAGACCAATTCTTCTTTGATGTAATGGAGTACGTGGCGCTCTTGCGTGACAAAGTTTGGGATTTGCTTGTCAAAGGAGGAGATGATAAAGAGATTGATAAACAAATTCAAACCTTTATTGCCGCACAGCAAAAAAGCGGAGGTGTTTTTGGTCACAACGAAAGCCTCACATTAACGGCCATCAATCCCGATCTTAAAGCCGCTGATATTCAATCCATCTTTGATACGCTGCTCTCTCTTCTATCTGCTGGCGCGCGTCTTCCGGTCTACATGCTCGGTAGCGGGGGCGATGCAAACCTGGCAACAGCGACCGCACAAGGCAGCCCGACTTATCGAGGTCTTAAGACACGTCAAGGCATTGTGCGCCGGATGCTGATTCGCATCTTGCAATATCAGGTCGATTGTGCGGTCGAGGCGAAGCGCATCCCGGAATATGTCACAGTGATGGACGAGAACGGAGAACCAAAGATAGACAAACTCGGCTTGCCGCTCAAAGTCCTAGCGCGCGATGCTTTCGATGTGCAGATGCCGGAGATTTCTCCGCGCGACACGGCGGCCGCAGCCGTGACGTTCTCGAATGTAGCAACGGCAATCACAGCGCTGTACTCAATGAAGCTTCTCCCGCTTCAGACGGCAGTCGAACTCGAAGCGCGTATCAGCGAGCTGCTCGGCGTTGAGTTCGATGTCGATAAAGTCATTGCGGCATTGCAGGCCGCGCCAGACACGTCGAGTCTGGCGGATGCGCTGGACAAAGTCGGAAGCATGGGCGCGCCAGGCGGCAACGGACAGGAACCCGGCGCCGATCTGCCCGCTCTGCTGGCCGCGATGAATCAGGGCGCACGGCAAGAGCCGAAGGGAAATGGGCAGATCGTCGAAATGCGGGTTACGCATATCGATGAAGGACGCGCGACTGAGGATAACTCCATGCTATCTATGCAGCAGTTCTATGCCTTGATGCGCGAGCTTGATTCGATTCGGCTTGCACAAACAAGCCGATCGATTGAATCTCAATCAACACAGCCGACGCCGACTGTCAATATGTCAATCAATCCCGCAGAGATGACACTCGCCAAGACCCTTAACTTGCCTGCGCCGGTCGTGAACGTCGAGGTACCCGTTGGCGACCTGGCAAGCGCGCTGGAGCGCGTCATCGAATCAGGCAACCAATCGAGCAATGCTCAACTAACTAAGATGGTTGAGCTTTTGACTCGAATCAAAGAGGCAGCGCAGCCGGGCGATGTTCAACCCGTCATCAATATCACTATGCCGGAGCAGCCACCGCCGGTTGTGCTCAACACGATCAATGTGCCTCAGCAACAGCCGCCAACCGTCACAGTAGAAGTACCGGAGCAGAAGCCCGTCACGAAGCGAGTTACCCGTGATCGGCAGGGTTTGATTACGGAAATCAAAGAAGAGCCGGAGAAGTAGGAGACTACTATGTCAAAAGGCGACACGTTTGAGAATGATCTACTCAAACTTATCTTCCAAGCCGTTGCGATTGCGGACATCGCAGAAAATGATACAACCGCGCCGCTCACAAATCTCTATGTGAGTCTGCATACCGCCGATCCCGGCGAGGCGGGTGTCCAAACCACGAGCGAAGCGACATACACGGGCTACGCGCGCGTCGCGGTGGCGCGTACATCAGGCGGGTGGGCCGTGAGCACCAACACCGCCGACAATGTGGCGGCGATCACATTCGGCGCGTGTACAGCGGGCAGCAACACGATCACACACTTTGCAGTCGGCACAGCCTCAAGCGGTGCGGGCAAGATTTTGTACAGCGGTGCGTTGACTGCATCGCTGGCCGTCAGCGCAGGCATCACACCGCAATTCGCAATCGGTGCGCTCGATTGCACGGAAGATTAGCAACACCGCACTTTAACAATTGAGAGTTGGCGATGCCCGCACCTGCCTTTCGCTCAGCCGGCGCTCTCGCACATAACACCGTCGGTGTTACACCCGGCGCACCGTCCGGCTTGGCGACAAATGATGTCGAGTTCCTGGTATGTGAATCTGCCGATCAGGCTATCTCGCTCGTCACTGCTAATGGCTTCGTGGAGGTCGCCGGTTCCCCCGTCTCCGTGCCAAATGCTACGCTTGCCATTGCCACGCGCGGCGCATGCTTCTGGCGTAGGTGGAATGGTACGGACGGCGCGCCCGTCACCAACGATCCCGGTAACCACATACTGGCCCGGCGTTTCGCTTTCTCTGGCTGCATCACCACCGGCAATCCGTGGGATTTCATACAAGTCAGCAGCGAGGGGACTGAGGACACAACCGGCTCGGCTGCAGGCAACTCCACGGCCGGGGCCGATCGCCTCGTCGCCATCTTCGTTGGCGCAGCCAAGCCCGATACAATCAGCACCGCCGAAATATCCAACTTCGTCAATGCTGACCTCACCAGCCTCGCCGAGCAAATCGACGAGGCCGGCAACTCCGGTAACGGCGGACACATCGGCTTGGCTACCGGCGAAAAGGCTGCCGCTGGCGCAGTCGGCGCGACCACCTATGACAAAGCCACCGCTGCCTACAAGTGGCACTTCGTCATTGCTCTCAAGCCGCCGGCTGGCGACATCAGCGGTACGGCGAATGGCGCGGGTAGCGCGAGTGGCGCACTCACCGGCAGCGGCGCGCTGACAGGTGCAGGCGCTGGCGCATCCACACACACCGCTGCACTCACTGGTATCGGTTCACTATCCGGCATTGCGACTGCGGTTGCAACCGCACAGGCTACCGGCGAAGCGATTGCATCTGCAGGCGGGTCAACAGACGGTGTAGCGACGGTCAGCGGCGCGCTGCTCGGCGATGGCGCGCTCATCGGATCATCGGCGGGCGTCGGCGATGCAACCGGAGCGCTCGTCGGTGATGGCGCACTCGCTGGCGCGGCAGCAGGCACGAGCACCGCATCCGCTGCACTCGATGGCGCTGGCATATTGGCGGGTTCGAGTACAGGACTTGCGACGGTCAGCGCGTCTCTGATTGCATCGGGCGCTCTGGTTGGAGCTGCCGACGGCGCAGCGACCGCGGGCAGTACACTCACCGCAGACGGTACGTTAGCCGGATCAGGTGAGGGCGTCGGCGCGGCGAATGCAACACTCGAAGCGACGGGCACACTGGCGGGCATTGCGGCAGGAACTGGATCGGCAAGTGGCACGCTCACCGAGCTCGGCGGCGGCGCAATTTCGGGAGAGGTGGCAGGTAGTGCGACAGCAATAGCGATACTCACGGGTGTTGGCGCGCTAGCAGGAACATTGGAAGGTCTAGCACTTATTGTCGGGGTGCTTACTGGAATTAGTCCGACTACTGCTCCAAGTCGCGGGAGATTGATCAATATTTTACAACAGCAACAGAGACGCGAGGACGAGGAAATCCTCGTCATGGATTGAAATGATTGATCTCGACATGTTCGTCCGTTGGGGCCAGGCAATGCAGCGCGGAGAGTACATCGGGCTGTATCCTCTGCCTTTCGCCTGGATATGGGCGGCGCTCTCTGCCTTGCCTTATCCCGTTCTGGTGTTCGGCGTATTCCTGACATCGATCGCCATCCTCGTTATCCTGTTTCGTCGGCGCGCTTTATTTTGGATGTGGTACGCGCCGTTTGTGGTGACGGTTGCTTTCGGTCAGTTGACGATGATCTGGTTGGCATTTCTGCGCCTCAACCGCTGGTGGTCTTGGCTACTGCTGACACTCAAGCCGCATTGGCTGCTATTCGCCCTGCCGGGCATCATCGCAGCGCCACGCCAGGAGCAGAGGCGATTCGCGTTCAGCGCAGTGGCGCTATATGGACTGACGCTGTTCATCCGTCCGCAATGGCTGACCGAATGGATCGGCGCATTGACAGCGGAAGGGCGGATCAATGGTGATTCATTCTCGCTGTGGGGCGTGCCACTCCTGGCGTTCGCGGCGGGCCTGGTGTTTCTGCTGTTGCGTCGTCTGCCGTGGCTGATGCTAGTAACTGCCTTCAACCCGCTTGTCAGGTCATACGATTACATGGTTTTGGCCGACAAGCCGAACCTATCTCTGATTGCCGTTTCATGGATCGCGCTGTTGCTGAATCGCTCGCTCAATGTGCTGTGGCCGTATGGACTAATTGGCCTGTGGTATGGAATTGACGAATGGCGGACGAACCGAAACACGGAAGCAAAACAGACTACATCAAGACGCTGGACGATCTCGCGCGGCAAGCTAACCGCTTAGAGGATGAAGCCGTGCGGCGCGCGGTGCGCCTGCTGCAAGATGCACTGCGTGAGATTAACCAGCGTGTGTTGACGGCTGAAGGTTGGCGACTATCGAACCTGGAGAACCTACAGCGCCAGGTCAACGACATTATGGAGAGGTTTCGGCGACAGTACACTGACGCGTTCGCAGAGATTCAAACGTCAGCATACCATCTCGGTGCGCAGTCGGTCGATGAACCTCTGCGAGTATCGGGCCTGCGCCTAGAACCGGCGCGCTTGAATCCGCTCGTGGTCGCTGTTCTTCAGGGATTCAGTGCAGATTTGATTACGGGAATTAGCGAAGACGTACGCACAACCATCAATGCGATACTTTCGCAATCCATGCTCGGGGAGATGTCACCGTTCGAGGCCCAGAAACTCATCTCTAAGATTGTTGGCGCGAAAGACAAACTGAGCGAATTGACAGGTATCTCGGCAGATGCCGAAAGAATCTTCAGAACCGAAATCGGGCGCGTGTATTCCATCAGCACACAGGCGCGCTTGATGCAGGTCGCAGAGACGGCGCCGGATGTTGAAAAGGGCTGGGTGACGAAGGGTGACCACCGTACCCGCAGCGGCCATCTCGATGCGCACGGGCAGCGCGTGAAGGTGGATGAGCCATTCGAGGTCGCAGCGGAACGCGGCGGGACAAAAGAGAAGCTCATGTACCCGCGTGATCCACGCGGTAGCGCAGAGAATACGATCAACTGCCGATGCAGGCATATCGTCTGGCGCGAAGGGTACGGCGATTTCGTACCGCGTACAACGGCGCGCGTTGAGCAAGAGATTGAGCGCCGCACATGAGCGTAAAGCCCGTCTTTCCGCGCGACATCCCGCCGCACGTAGCGCGCCTGGTTATCAGCTACGCGCGCGTGATTGTTCGGATGTCGCCGGAGCGGGCTGAGGTTGCGGTTCGCGCGATGGAATCGGTTATCGCAGAATGGCGGAAAGGGAACGGGCTCGATGGTAAACGATCTGATCGGAATCAATCGCTTGATACCAGACGGTGATCCCGCTGAGGCTGCTATCTGGCTCGGCAATGCGCGAGGATTGGTTGCAGCGAAGAAGGGCGAAATCGGGGTTTATCGCTTGATTGACTTCGATGCCGAACAAGATTCTGGCTGGAATAAACTCCCGCTCAAAGAGATAGGCATCAGGTATCGAGATCGCCTGGTGTGGGAAAAGACCGCACAGTCATTCTAAATGACGCCAAAACCAACCCAAAACTAACGTCTTGACAACCGGCGAGAAAAGTTGTAGGATAAGCACGTCAACTAAATAAGAAAGTCCCTCCGAATCGAGTAAGAGATTCTAGGGCGACCGGTCTTTCGACCAGTCGCCCTTTTTTATTTGCCTATGCCATACGCCAACGTACCCGCCGACAAAATAGCCGCGATGGATTCCTGCGTCGAGAAAGTCATGGCCGAGCAGGGCTATGAAAAAGAACGCGCCATCGCTATCTGCTATTCGTCAGTCGTCGAGGGGCTTGATCTCAAGTCGGCTATGGAGAAGCACAATATCTCCATTCTACCGTTGGCAAATGGTACAGCGCCTATCATGGAAACATTTACCGCACAGCGCATAACCCTCTCCGACATTCACCTCGAATCCCCGCTTGACAAAACCGGCCGCTCCTGGGAAGTCGTCATTATCGGACCAGAAACACAAGGCGACGTACAGACCATCGAAGGCACGCAATACATCCGCTCCAAGAACAATCGCTTGTGGTCAATCGCTGCTCTCGAATCTGCCGTGTCGATGTTCGAGGGCGCGAAAGTCTACGACGACCACCTGACCGACGCGGAATTTCAGCAGCGCGGTGGCATGCGACCGCCGGGCCGCGACTGGCTCGGATCACTTGTCGGCGTGCATTGGGATCGCGCGACGCAGAGTATGCGCGCGATATTCAAAACGGTTGACGATGCCTTTGCGCGCAAACTGGTTCGGGCGCAAGAGGGTGGCGTACTCAAGACGATTGGACTGAGCATCGATGTGCTGCGTGACTTTATACGCAAACGCATCGGCGAATCGGTCTTTGAACTCGTGAACAAGATTACCCGCGTCATCTCCGTTGACGCAGTAGGCGATCCAGCAGCCGGCGGGCGGTTCGTTCGTGCGCTGGAATCTCTATTTCAAGACGTGCCGCACGCACGGGAGGCGAACATGAACGAAATGATGCAGCAGATTGAGCAATTGCTCGCAGCAGTCGAGGCGAGTATGTTGCCGGACGAGGCGAAGGCCGGCCTCAAGGCGCAGCTCGAACAGATCAAAGCCGGTTTGGGTGCTGCACCACCCGCCGAGGCGGTGACGCCCGAAGCGGTACAGCAGGCGACTGAGGCCAGGGTCGCAGCGGCGAAGTACGCGCTACGCACGATCGAAACCGTGGTCAAGACCGCCAGCGTGAATCCTGCACCGACTGCGCCGGGATTGGCCGATGTGGATCGGAAGCTCCAAGAAGCCGATCGCAAGCTGACTGAGGCGAAAGCGACCGCCGAGCGCATTCTCGAAGCCGCGCGTGTCACTCAGTCTCAGCACGCACTCGAAGCGGCGCTGACCGAATCGGGCCTATCGAAGCCGATCCGTGAACTCATCCGTGAGCAGTTCGAGGGCCGCGCAGTCGAAACCAATATCATCAAGGCAACCATCGAGAAGCATCGCGCGGCATTCCTGGCCGATGCCGATCTGGGCCATGTGACTGGACATGGCGGCGCGCGCCCGCGGATCAAGGTCGGTGTGAACGAGGCCGATCAATTCGTCCTGGGTTTCGTGCGCCGCGTGTGGGGCCCGAACGGCCTGCGCAAGTTCGCCAAGGCGTTTGAGATGAAGTGGAAGGACGGTGCGCCGGTGATCGGCGCCGCGCAGGAAGCTACCGCCGATCCATCGTTCGGTTTGTCGGCACGCGCGGTCGAAGGCTGGAAGTCGGGCGGCGGTTCGATGGCGTCCATCCCGCTGTACTCCGGCTTGGATGAGTGGTACTGGGATTTGACTGGCGGCGGCGACCGCAACCAGGCCGACTTTTTCGGAGAAGGCCGATTCAGCGCGCGGGCGCTGGAAGCGAACCTCAACACCGGAACGCTTACCTCAATCGTCAAAAACGCAGTCAATGTCATGTTGGCTGCGGATTATGCGGTACAGGAACAGTGGTGGGGCGACATCGTGGAGGAACTCGATGTTGACACCTACGATAGCGCGACGCTCGTCCGGCTGTTCGGCGCTTCAACGCTCTCCATCGTGCCTGAGGGCGATGCCTACACCGAACTCGATTGGGAAGACGAGGAAGAGACGGCAACCCCAATCAAGCGCGGGAACTACATCGAAGTCACGCTGGAAACCTTCTTGCGCGACAAGATCAACAAGCTCAACACGCTCCCCGACCGCCTCAGCAAAGCCTGGCACAATACTGTCGCCGATCGCGTGGCGCAGGTATTCACGACCAACACCGCAGCCGGCCCCGTGCTCTCAGACAGTGGCGCGCTGTTCAACGCGACGGCAGCCACCAGCGCGGGCGGCCATGCTAACTTGCTCACGACGGCGCTGGCTTACGCGGCCCTCAACTCGGCCGTGGTCGCCATGAAGAAGCAGACCGACCAACCGCTTGGCGCAGGTCGTCGGCTCGGCATGGAAGTCATGCCAGCTTACCTACTCGTGCCGGTCGATCTGACTGAAGCAGCCGATCGCATTATCGGCGCTGACAAAATCCCTGGTTCAGCCAACAACGACCCGAACCCGTACTACAACAAGATCAAAGTTCTGGAGGTGCCAGTCTGGACGGATGCAACCGACTGGGCACTGGTCGCCAAGCCGGGCGGTGTCAGCCCAATCAAGCTCATCTGGCTGCGCGGCAAGCGGACGCCGGAACTGTTCGAGGCGTCCGACGAAAAAGCCGGCGTGCTATTCTCGAACGATGCCATCCGCTACAAAGTTCGCCAATTCGGGTTCGAGTTCTCGTCTACCTACCGCGTCGCGCCGGTGGCGGACTGGCGCTCACTGCACAAATCCAACGTGGCCGGCTAACCGGAGAAACGAGGAACAATGAAAAACTTCGTACTCAAGGGCTGGCTGGCGGCTGGCGTCAGCGTCGCGGCGGCGTTTGGCCTGGTGCTGTCCGTTATCCTGGCGATCAATATCAGCAGCGGTGCCCTGGTCGTTACGCCGCAAGGTGTGACGAATTACGACACACTGCAAGTCGGAGATGGCAGCGTGTCAGAACCAGCCTTCGGCTTTACCAGTGATACCGATGTCGGCCTGTATCGTGTCAGCGCAAATGACATAGGCGTGAGCGTTGGCGGATCGAAAGTCGGCGATTTCACCTCGTCCGGTTGGACGGGCGGCGTATCAGTCGGTAACAACGACCTCTCCGGGCGCAACATCACTGCGACCGGAACGGCGAACGTCGCGGGTGCTGCCGCTTTGGATGGCGGCCTGACGATGGACACCAGCGCCTTCAGCGTGGCGGACACTACGGGCAATACCGTGGTCTCTGGCACGCTGACTGTCACCAGCACATCGGCGCTAGTGGGTGCCGTCACGGCAAATAGCACCATCACCGCGACGGGCAGCATTACGACTCAGAGTTCGTTCTTTCAAGATGGCGTTGCGTTCACTGGGCCGCTTGTCGGCTCGACGGGAAGCGTGGTCGATGGCGGCACCATTGCGCACGGCGTTGGCACTACTCCGACGATGGCCGTATGCGGCATCGTCAACGCAGGCGTGTTGACTGAAACGGTTTACATCAGCGCGACCGATGCAACCAACATCACGCTGGGCATATTCGATGCAGCCGGCGCGGCCTGGACGGAAGCCTTAACCGTGCATTGCCTGGCGACGCGATAGGAGTTCGCATGGGTGACATGATCGCTATCTGTTTCGTTGAAGGCGAAGTCGGCGTAACCCTGGGTGACAATTTCCGATACTTCACTACAGACGTTCCGCTGACTATCGTCGGCGTGTCCTGTTCGCCCTCGGCAAACGATGCCGATCTGACCATCGACATCAATGATGACGGCTCGGCGGCGATTGCGGCGATCGTCTGCGCGACGAAGGCCACGCCGGGTACCTGGAAATCGACTCATCTCGGCGGGGCGCAGACGCCGGTATCCATCGCAGCGGGCAGTAAAATCAGCTTCGATGCCAATGACGCCGCAGCAGATACGCGCGTCGGCGTGCTCATCTTCGCCCTGGTTGGGGCTAAGAACGCTTAGGAGGCGTCATGGGTGATATGATTGCAATCTCATTCGTCGAAGGCGAGGTCGGTGTCACGCTTGGCGCGCTGTTTCGGTATTTCACGACTGACGTACCCCTGACGATCGTCGGTGTCACCGTCTCTCCATCGGTAGACGATCCGGGACTCACCATCGACATCAATGACGACGGAACCGGCGTTGTCACTGCCATTGATGCATCCGATCTAGACGTTCCCGGCACATGGAAGTCAACCCATCTAGGCGGCGCACAGACTCCAATCAGCATCGCGGCGGGTAGCGTTATCTCATTCGACGCCAATAGCGCGGCGGCCAATACTCGCGTTGGAATTATCATCTACGCATTGGTCGGGGCAAAGAATGCCTGAGTTGACGCTTGAAGTGGCGCTCGAAGGTCTAGGTGTCAAGGCGGACGAGGTACTTGCATCGGGCGTCTATGCCGATCACGTTACCGTCATCTTGATCAAAGGCAACAAATTGAGATGGCCTCCGCCTGAGTCTGCACCATCCGTTGCCGAACTGCCCGAATTGCCTCCGGACGTTAGGGCGTCAGACGAAGCGCGGCGTGTTGCAGCCGATCTCGGCGTCGATCTGAAAGAGGTCGAGCCGCACCGCGAAAGCGGGAAGATTTCACCGAAGGATGTCAGGCTCGCAGCGGGGAAGCGGAAACAAGCAAAAGGCTAATCACAACAGAGCCTATCGGGCGCGGCGGTGCGGTGTGAGACCGCGCGCCGCGCCCATTGCATTTTAGGAGGTTGCTATGATTGACATGGTTCAGGTTTCTACCGGGTCAGCCGCCGGTTCTGCTGGTGTTGCTACCGCCACCGGTTACAGCGTGCATATCTCCGGCAAAATTCTGGCCGTTCATGCCGACTATCAGGATAGCCCACCGGCTACAACCGACTTCACCCTATCTGATGAAAACGACCCGGCAGCCGAAGCCATTGTAAGCTTGGTTGACCAAGCTACCGACATCAAGATTTACCCGCGCCGCGTTACTGAAAAGAACGATGGCACTGACATCTTGTACACCACCGGCGAAGAAGTCCATGAGCCTTATATCGTCAATGGTCGGCTCAAGGCCGTCATTGCTCAGGCTAATGCGGCTGATTCTGTACTCGCTACTGTTTGGTTTGAGCATTGATGAACGTGGAGAAATGGCGGGCAAATGACACGCCGCATTTTGCAGACTGATTTCACCGACAAGCTCGACGCGATTATGCGCGGCATTGATGCGCGCCAGGTGACCGCGGCGGATAAAGTTCTGGCGCTGGATTCGGCGCTCTCGCGTTACAGCCAAGACAAGCCGCGCATCCGAACGGTGGATTTCGCCGGTGATAGCAGCGCGTATTACATTCTCTATGGTCAAGTCGTCAACGTGTCCGATACGACGCGCGATGCAGCAATAGATTTCACCAGCACTGGCACAGATCAAGCAGACAAGCAGCTTGCGGTCAAATTCACTTTGCCGCGCCGGATGCAAATACACGCAATTCGAGTGCTGCTGAAGCGCACCGGCAGCCCAGCGGGTACGTTGGCTTGCCAGATTCGCGGCGACTCGGCGAGCCTACCCGGAACCTCGGCGCTGCAAACGTCGAACAGCCTGACAGTGCTCACTGCCCTACCCCTGGGTTTCGAGGCAGGCAAGGTCGAGTTTCAATTCAGCGATCCTCGACCGCTTGCTGCCGGTACATACTACGTGGCATTGGTGCCAACTGGCTACACCTACACCAACGGCACGACAGAAATCGTGCTTGGCGTAGATCAGTCCAGCGTGACCAACACACTCTACACTTATAATGGCACGGTTTGGGCGGCGTATGGCACGGACAGCGCGGGTGTCATCGAGGTCGTCGCCAGTCTGCCGGATTGGTCGTATCGAGACAGCAACATCAAGGCCGCTGACATTCCGGCACCGACGATTTCAGAAGATGAAGTGCCGCAGTTTCTGGAGGATGAGGATTTTGAGATTGTGCTAGTCGATGACACGGAATACCTGTATCTGCCCAATCATCGACCCGCCGCGGCGGATACGATCCGTCTGTACTATCCAGGTCGCTACATGTTCGATGGCACGCCAACTGCAACTGACATCCCATTCGGGCATTTCGAGGCCGTCTGCGCACTTGGCGCGCATTACGTGTGCGTGTGGCTGGCGGCGAAGTACGCGCAGAACATCGATAGCGGCTTGTCTGCTGACCTCGCCGATCGGCGCAATCAAAGCGATGTATATGCCAGTCGCGCTACCAATTTCCTGCATGAGTATGAAGCGCTGCTCGGCATCGGCGAAGAGGCGACAGTCGCGCCTGCGATGAAGTTCGGCGATATGGATCGTGGCACGTATTCGCCGCGCGATTTCATCTATCATGACAAACGGCGGCGCTGATGGCCGATCCGCTCACGCTCGAAATCGATACCTCGCAGATTGACCGATTCGTGCAGCGTTTCCCGGTCTCGGGGCCGCGCATCGTCGAGCGCGAGTTGCGCATCGGATTGGATGACGCGCTCGGATACACGGTGGCGCAGGTGGTCGATGTCACTCCAGTCAATACGGGCATTCTGCGCGACAGTATCTATGACGATATTCTCGGTGTGAAAGCGGACATTGGCGGCGTCAGCCTGGAAGGTATCGTCTCCAGCAGCGACTACGAGCCGAAGGTGAACGCGGTCGAGTTCGGGCGCAAGCCAGGCAAAATGCCACCGGTCGAGGCGATTGCTCTATGGGTAACACGTAGAGGATTAACCGAACGCAATCCGCCCAAGAGGCGACGCGTGAAAATCACCAAGCGCGAGGCACGTCGCAAGGACATCTTGAGCATCGCTTGGGCAGTTGCAACCCACATCGCCGCGAAAGGCACAGTCGGCGCGGCTATGTTCCAGAAGGGCTTCGAGGCATCGCAAGCCTATATCGTCAAGACGATGGACACTGCGATTGACCGAATCCTGAACGCGTGGTCGAAAGAAGGATAGATGTGTTTCAGCTTGATGAGTTGGTCAAGGCCATGCAGACATTGGGCGGGATGGCCGAAGAGCATCTGCAGGGCCAGCACGACCAAAGCACGCATGGTCAGAGGGACGGCGGCGACGGTGGCGGAACTGGACTGAAGCTCACCAAGACTCGACTTAACGCCGATGAGATTGCTACGGCACACGCAAGGATTAGAGATAAGATCGGGCAGGAAGCATATCAAAATCTGAAGGTAGCAACCAATGAATGGGTTACGAGTAGCGATTCTGCCCATGCCGTTACGCTTGAGTACATTGCCAGCGAGAAATATGGCGGCGAAGTTCATGGGGCGGAAGGTGTTTTATCGAAGGAGCAAGGGGAAAAAGCACTTAAAGACACACGCATGGGCAGGACGCAGGCCGAAAAAGTGTTCGATGCGCAATATGAACACACTCAAGATGTTCTTAAAACACAATATCCAGATGGATATATCGAGGTTTACCGGGGCGTTCGTAATCGAAAGGGAACGATACCAGAATCTGGCAAAGTAACTGTTTCAATGGATGCGCTATCGAGTTGGACAACTGATCTAAATACTGCGCGCGTGTTTGCGATAGAAGGCAACAAAGGCAGGGTCATCAAAACCAGGGTGGCGATAAAGGATATATGGGCGTCTCACGACACCAACCCAAAGATGAATCAGCGCGGCGAAAGTGAAGTTGTGGTCATGGGGCGCGGCAAGAAAACAAAGGCGGAGGTTGTGCCATGAAAGACGAGCTTGAGATCAACGTCGATGAAGACAAGGAGGAAAAGGATTGGATTCGCCTATTGCCTCCCAAGACTTCATCGCCTCAAACTGTTGAAGAGGCATTGGCCGTTTTGACCAAGACGGAATCCGAATGACCGTTTCCATCGACCCGGAATACCAGACCTACGAGCAGGTTGCGGCGAACATCCGCACCGCGCTCGGCACGGGCGTCAAGGTATTTGAATCCGTGCCGTTCCTGCCGAATTCTGAGGAGTTCGACAAGCTCGCGTTGGTGACATTTGAATCGGCGAAGCTGTCTCACTTCTGGATCGTGTTTGTAGATGGTGTTGATCCAGAACAGATAGCAACCATGCACCAGCGCGAGCGTATCCCGGCGACGATTTACGGATACATGAGCCGGAGCGACAAACCAGGTGAGCCGGACGCCGACGACGCAAGCGTATCTGTGCCGTTCGCATCGGGCACGGCGACCGCAGGATCGACTACGACGCTAACGGACTCGGGCGCGGCTTTCACAATAGACGAATTCGCCAACAGTCACGAGTTATGGGTGACGTATGCCGATGGCACACTAGACCACCGGCGCATTCAGAGCAACACCGCAACAGCACTCACACTGCGCCAGGCATTCGGCACGGCTATCAGCGCAGGTGTCACCTATGAAATCTGGCTGCGCTCAACCGAATGGATCATGCGCGAGCAAGCGCGCAAGGTGCTGGATATGCTGACGACGAATCGCAGCGGCGGCGGGGCCTGGTCGGGTAATCTGCCGAACTATCGTATCGAGGCTGCCATCTTATATGAGCGTGGCATGTGGCGCGTGACTTTTGCACAGACGAAAGAGACATCGCAGGGAAAGAGTTATGCCTAGCGTTCGCCTGTACTTCCCTTACATCGAATCTGGGCAAGTCTCGGTCGGTTATTCGACCGTGGACATCGTGGATCACATTGCGGAGATTGACGGGGCTGATGCTGAAATCATAACCTATTGGCAACAGACGGCCAGCGCATTCATCATTCCCGGAACACCGTCGGCGACCGGTCTTGAACCGCCTGACGAACTTGAGATAGGAGTAGGATAACATGACAGAACAAGCAACCTGGCTACGCTGGCTGCGCATGGGCCGCGAAGATGTCGCCTGGGGCACGGCGCCAGCGAACGAACTCGAATACAACATGAACAGCG